CTACAGCAAAATTGTGCGATTTATCTTTTTAGTTTCTATTTTTTGCTGATTTTCTATATAAATATCGATATTATCATCTTTGAGCTTTTCAACAAAAAATGTTCTTGGGTAATACCAGCGCTCTCCATTTTCTCTATCAATACCAAGGTGAACAACTGCATTGTCTATCTTGTTGTAGAACAGTATTTCACTTTGGATGCGTACTGGCGGATCAACATCTTCTGGATTGAATCTAACGGCAATGGGTGATTCCAAAATGTTTGGTATGGCGTAAAAGAATACATATTTAGCTTTTACGCTCTGAAATTTCTTTTTATTGATACTTTTCAGGCTACTAAAATCAATTGCTTCATCTTCGATATTTTGCCATCCTCTCAAACCTTTGTAATTTTGCAATTCGTTCATGCGCACATTATTCTTTACTATGCTTTCTATTCCTAGTAAATGGCAGAAATTCTCTTTATCAAACATCAGCTCCACTGTTTGCTTTGCTGTTCCGTCCTGCACTTCATAATTGTATATAAAAGGCATCAGATACATCTTATAGTAATCCTGAAGGATATTGAGCGATATATCATTAATCCTAGGTTTTTCTGTTAGGTTTCTTAATTCCTCAGCTGTATACATTTTTCCTCCCAAAAAGAAAGAGCCCTGGGACTACCAGAGCTCTCTCATGCAGCTAATTTTTTCTGCTCATATTTAAACTCTCCGCAGCGGAGAAATCAGGAGCTGCACCCGATTTAATTTCCAGTATTAGTGGAAATATTGTAAAGCAAATTTTACGTTCTTGCAACTAGTAATTATAAAACTATCAGTCGCAATCTTTTGAGATTATAACTTTTATTTTTTTAAAAGTCAAATCTCTTTCATAGATATTATCGGTCTAAAAAAGCAACATCTTAACATGTTGCCAAACTCGAATATCTATCTGTAATCACATTATATATTATTATTTCCTCGAAAACAACGAACGTGGATTTGGTTTAGTAATATATTTGTGAACTTTTTGTAGTCTAAACCTTTTCTAGCTGTCTTCTGAGCTGCCTGATATCCTCCTTATTCCTTTCCCCATGATACAATCTAAACCACCATTCACATACCTCTCTAGGTTGCTCATTTTCAGCCAAAAACAGCTTTCGCTTTAACTGGTCTATCTTGTATTGAGGCTCTCCAGTATTAAGATGTATCATTCTGCTGTCTGATGTCATATGTCTAATTGTGATAAACAGTTTTTCCATCATATTCTCCTCTGGGCTATACTGCAGTTCTGCCTTCAGCTTTACCGTTAGTGCAGTAGTGCCTGTAATAAGCTGGTAAGTCACTACCAAATGCCTTCTGCAGATCAGAGTATCTAGCTCTGTAGATTGTTACATTGAATGTATCAATAGCCTGTCTACCCTCTGTCATTCCGTGAAGCTTGAAGTGTTCAAAGAGTTGTGCTGCGTTTGTACCATATACAGCTTTTAAATCAGAATACCTATTGCTGTAATAAGTGGCATCAAATACAGGTCTCATATCTACACCACCATAGATAAAACTATTAGTTATAGCTGTGTTAAAAAGCTTCTTTTCAGCTGCTCTTCTTTTTTTCAGTCCAGCAAGAACTTTTCCACCGCTCTTATTGTATGCACTAAACTTAGCGGAAATCTGAGCGATTTTTCTAGTTCCATTAGCTGTGAGTCCATCAATTGAACCCACATTATAAGCAAATGATACAAGAGCATCAAACTGGTTCTGATTGAAGTTATACTTTGACTGATACTTATTTACCTTTGCTTCAAACTTAGCTAGATCCGAGACTAGATAAGCGTCAGCTTGAGCCTGGGTAATCTTCATACCCTTTGATACATCCGATCCGTAGTGTCCATATCCAATGGTGTAATACTTCTCTGTTGCTGCAGCCTTATAAGCTGTGAGTCTACAACCTTCATAACTCTTAATAAGGTTAATCCCCGTCTGTGATGTCTTCATTATTCCCACCTGCTTTCTCATTCAATATTGCAATAGCCTTTGAAACTACAGCCGGTAATGGTATTCCCATTAATCCAGCGTTTTCGGTTATCGATATCAATTCATTAACTGCAAAGCCTATAATACAGAGGTCTCTTAAATATTTAATTCCAAGCATAATATCTAGCCTAAACATGGCCGCCACTATCATTATCTCAACAAATTTCTTAATCAACCCCTTAAAGCCGACATTGCTTGATAGGCCGCCACTATCAGTCTTGTTCGACCTCTTGAATATTGCAGCAACGAATAAACCTGTAATGTAATCAATTACCATCAATACTACTAATGTCTGCATGCCTTCTGTCCACCCTCCAAATAAGTATGTGATGATACTGCCTATTGCCCCGCTAATCAAGCACAGATTGGGGCGTGTTAGAATTTGCTTTAACATTTCCATTATTCTTCCTCCTCTATGTTCTTGACTGTATACCTTATGCCAGAAGATTTGAGTTTCTTCTGAATTGCCTTCAGTTCTTTTGAACCCATCTCTTCGCTCACCAGATACGCATACTGCCCATCTTTTTCGACATGAACCTGTACCAACTCGCTTAGCCGATTTTTTCTTTTTCTGATTAGGTTGCTGTCGTGGGCTGGATAAGCCGCTATTACTATCTGATACTTCATATTCTTTCCTCCAATAAAATAAGAGGCTCACGCCTCTTTAAACAAATATCGCAGCTCCATCTCCTCGGTCAGGCGTTTAATCAATTCGCTTAACTCTGGGACGGATAATCTAGCTATGTCCTCTTCTGTCATTCTGCCGCTTCGTCCAGTTCCTTTCTTAAAGCATCAATACGTGCAGCCCATTCATTAGACTGCGCAATCTCTTCTGCATACTCATCAGCTGTGGCTCTGCCCATAGCAATCTTAACCCCGATGTAGTCGTGCTGGCTAATTAATTGCTCTAGTGCTCTGATTTCAGCTTCAATTTCATTTCTTCTTGTTTCTGGCATTTCACATTACCTCCTTTAATTTAAGATTGAACAATGTTTCAAACAGCTTGTCCATGCTATATATGGTCCTATTAGCATTTTTATGGCTTGCATATCCTTTCCATGATTGGTATGACATGATAATGTAATCCAGGCTCATCTCTCCAGCATCATAGAACTTTTTGAATTTTTTCAATTTTCTGCGCATGATTGTGATGCTCTTTCTGCACATTTTCTTGATTATTTTGCCCGTCTCCATCAATATGAATCTTGTCTTCAGAAAAGTGAATCCTTTGCTGATTTTCACAATTTTAGTTTTCTTTGTGTTCAGTCTGATTCCCTTCTCGTTGTACAGCTTTTCAATTTTCTTCAAAAGGCTTTTTAATCGTTCTTTAGATGGGCTAAATATTATGCTGTCATCATTATATCGTTCATACCATCTACATCTTTCTTGCTCTTTGATGTAGTGATCTATTGAGTTCGGATATGCGATAGCGCATATTTGACAAATTTCGCTGCCTAGCCCCAAACCAACCTTGTGGTCATCTATGCTTCCTCCTAGACGTTTTGCTTTTTCTTCAGCAAATGCATCTATAAAGCTCTCTGTCAACCTTATAACTCTTTCGTCTTCAAATTTAGTTCTGAGAAGCTCTTTCATTCCTTCATGTGGAATGCTTCCAAAATAATCCTTCAGGTCGATTTGTAGTACATATCCCTCATTACCGTATTTTCGATAATATTCATGGAGATGCTTTTCTGTTCTCTTTACTGCATGACTAATTCCCATGCCCTTTCTAGATGCACCATTGTCATATATAAGGCTGTTCTCTAGAACTGGCGCAAGTACGTTTACCGAAAGAGCCTTTTGCGGTATTCTCTCAGCAAAATGCACACTCTGGATATGTCTTAATTTTCCTCTTTCCATAATGTCAAACGGGATAAATCCCTTTCGTACATCCTTGCCTGCTAATAAGTCATTGCGCAGGCTGCAAAGATTCTTGCTTAGGTTCATTCCATATCTTTGAACAGATGCCTTCCATGAAACGCCTTTTCTGGCTTGTTTATATGCATTATATAGGGCGTCATAATTTGCAACGTTCTCAAAATTATCATATTGCGATAACCTTATTCTTTTGCGTTCCGCCCTTTTCTTAATCCTCCTTTCATATCTTGCTTTATGTCTCTCCTCGCTAGTCATTAATTACCCAATTCCTCCTTGTACAGTGTTTGGCACTTATTCTAACTGCTTAATGTTCCAGGTATGAAATATAAGGGATAGCGCCAACCTTATACCATGCAAGCAGCGTTCACCTGAACATATCAATAAAACCTCATCCATGGGTATAAGATGAGGTAGAGATATTTACACATAATGTGACGGTCATTCGCTCCTTCCTCTGTCAGATTATGATTTCGGCCTTATTGGCTTACTACGACGAATCGTTATGACAGTGAATCAGACGGGCACGCGCAAGTCGTTGGAAGCGTTGTTGTTGTTGGCATTGCCGTTGTTGTTGACATTGCAAGCGTTAGTGGAGTTGCCACTCGTCACAGACAAAAGCCACCAGTTGGCTCTCGGCTCGATATGCAGCAAATAACCGATATTTTTATTTTTTAATTATTCTAGTATTATCTCTCCAGTTTTGTAGTTTACCTTGTTCGGTAATCATTAATTTTAGAAGATTATCGAATTTATCCCATTTGATTGGTAGCGTGTCCGCTATTGAGTCTATTATTGCAAACATGTCATCCAAATCATTTATGGCTTCATTCACAAGATTTTTTCTTTTTGCTAAAAGCCCATTGTCGGTGCATCGTATTTTATTTGCCCTTCTAATGTGTCTTTTAAGTCTCATTGTTATTCTAATCATTGGCTTGGAGTATATTTCACGCCACGCCTTCGGGACATTGTTCGTGTTCCATACGAGTCTTGTCGCCTCGCCTTGAATCTTGCTCGCTAAATCTTCTATCTCTAATGGGGAATCTCCCCTCAATCTTGCTAGTACACTCATGTTGTATAAAAACTATCACCAGCCCTGGGATGGGCTGGTGATTATCTCCTTGATTATTCTGTGATTCGGAAGCAGACGGGCACGCGCAAGTCGTAGGAAGCGATGTAGTGGTTGGCAAAGCCGTTGCCGCTGACAAGGCAAGCGGAAGTGGAGTGGCCACTCGTCACAGACAAAAGCCACCAGAAGGCTCTCGCGCCATTATGACCAGCACCCTTGATTCTGTTTTTCCAGTTATTGGCAAAAATAGGATACTGAACAGCCTGACCAGCACCAAAAGGTTTTGAAGCCCAAATAAGCGAGCCAAATACCTCATATTCAGATGGTACCCATAATTTACCAAGACTTTGCCAAGCCCATGAATTTGAATCTGTCAACGCTCCTGAGCTTGAATATCTTGACTCCAGCAAGAATCTCTTTTCTGATATTACCGAAGCAACTTCTGAAGGCAAGCTTGATACCAGCCCATCTAAGAAAGTCTTCAAATTCGATACCAAATATGGATGTGCTGATGTAGCATTACCATTATTGTTATTTGTGGTATTCCATTTCACAGTCTCAGGATATAGATCCTTTGATATAAAATCGATGTGGTATCCTAGCTCCTGATCAGTGGTTTTTTCGTATGTATTGATACCAGCCACCTGCATTCTGATTTGATATGAACCCATGTAGATGTCGATATAATCCTCAACGTGGATACCGTCTAGCTTGTGGGCTGATATTCTCGCCTTAAGCCATCTCCATACATTGTCATACTCTGCAATCTCTTCTGCGAACTCCACTGTGAGGTCTACACCCTCATACATGCGGTCGGCTGACTCGATTGCATAATTACAATGCGTGTTCTCAAAATTAATCTGTTTTGCACCGTAGTCATCGCCCTGAGCTGCATATGGTGTCTGGTCCTCATATGATTTAGTTCCGTCCCCATTGTCAACCTCAGAGAATTTTCTATCTGATGCAAGCTCTGTGTTAATTACGTCATCGACATAATCTGTTTTTAAAATTCCCATTCTCTTATCCTCCTTTAATTTTCAAAAGGCCAGTATTCAGACCCTAGTCTGAATGGTAGCCTCTTTTGTTTAGTTTCTGGAATATCAGGTGTATCTGGCATCTTGAATGGATAGTACGCTCCGCCCAATCTTGCGCCCAGCTTGAATGGCAAATGCGTCCTACCAATCTTTCTAACCTTTGGATTTTTGAGTGGCCAATACTCGGCGCCCAACCTGTATGGCAAATGCTTAGGCTTTGAATAGAGAACTTGTAGCCTTTCATATATATCTAAGGTGGCGCTTTCTATTCGATTTAAATCTTCAAAATTGATATAGGCACCATTTTCCGAATACTCGGTTTTGGTGCCTATATTGCAATTTACATACCTATTCAGTTCGTCCAGGTTGTCTGAAATCTGATTGATTTCATCAGCGTAAGGATATTCCTCATGTGCCTTGTTTGGCATCGCTTTGACCTTTACTGGCCAGAAGCTTCTCGCAAGGTGTGCCAAGAACTCTATATTATTCTTGATGCGATTGTAATCCTCGATATTGAGGAAATCCCCCACATATTTACCTTGGGCATCAGTGGAAGGTGCCCAGTCCGTTTTTGGGGTTAGCCATTCCATCAAACCACCCTCCTTCCTACTAGTCTTCCTTTTAAGCTTCCCGAAAAATCTAAACTAACCTCTTCGAGTCTCACTAAAAGCTCATCATTATATTGACTTTGAAGGAATATTAAATCGTTCGGATCTAATATTGAATCCCCTCGATAAGTCAACTCGTATTGGTTATTGCTTCTGTAGTAATTTCCAATCCATTCAGCAAGATTTTCCGCGTCCTCCTTCGAGCTAATCAGTGGATTAGACCAAGGCAAGATTGAGCCTGCATTGTTCAATTGAATGCTCTCTGTGGCCAAACTTAGATTGAACTCATAGCCACGTATGGTAAGGGTAACATCTGTATCTGTAGCTGGTGGGCTTGCTATCTTGACCTTGCACCAGTACGAAGAGCTGTCGACTATGGTAGCTCCGTAAGATACTGCTGCATCTTCAATCATTGTCAGTACCGTCAAGTCATGTACAGCATTGCTGAAGGTGAACTCATACTCAGCCTGAACCCCTGCTGCAAGTGTTATCTCTTCCGTTGTCAGGTCTTTTTGTTCTGTACCTCTTGAATAGATAGTGCGCTGTACTCTAAGCTCTTTTATCTTTTCAAGCTTTGTGCCGTGCGGTGTCTTGGTGAGTTCATCGTATGTTATTTCATAGTCTGTTGCTTCACCAAATACTATTCGTTTGAGGTGTATTCGATTGTGAGGTTCAGCCTTGGTGAATTCAATATCAATCCTGTCGGTATCTATGAAGTCATAATATACAATCGTCTTCTCATCTATAGCTCTTGATGGAAAGCTCTTAATCTTGACTCCATTGTTATACGTGGTTAGTACAAATTCTACAGGCTGTATTGTGCCAAATAGCAGTGTCAGGTTGTGAAATGTGTATGCACTTTCCATTTGTATTGTGATAATTGGGTTATCTTCAAAATAGCCTTCATCATTACTTATGGACGCACTCACATATCCTGCTGCAATATAGTTTGTCCCACGTGGGATAAAATACTGCTCACCATCCACTCTTGAATAATTGCGTTCGAAGGATGCGTACTCGTTGTACTCGTTTTCCTCAAGCAAATTGCTGACCTCTCCGTACTCAGCCACTTGGTTGACAGATACCTCTTTGTCAGGCTCAAATGAAGACTTGATAATAATCATCCCATCTCGATTTTGCATTAGAATGGACCTGCTAGCGTTTGCTATGAGCTGCAAGCATTCTTTATGCTTTACCGAAGGAAGCGGATTGTAAATCATAACATGCTGCAGATATGGGTCTATCCAGTATTCGTCTGATGCTAAACCAGCATCCACAAGCACATCGATAGCCAGGTTGTATGCTGTAATCCCCTGTGGGTAATACTGACCTCGCTGATATTCGTCCTGCATATATTCAAATCTATCTACAGCCTCGAATTTAGCCTCGGAGTCGTCAGAGCTCCATTCTTTCATTGCAAGAGTGCCGCCCTTAACCCAGTATATGCTTCCATCATACAACGTTTGACCGTAGTATAAGGTCATTGTTTGACCCGTTTCCATGTAGTTGATTGCACTGTCGTCATTATCCACATTGTAGTAATGGTCTAAATTCTCTACAGTGACAGAAAAATCTACACATGGCAGGTTGTCAGAAATAGGCGATAACGTGCTTTTTTGGGTTGTTGAAATCACCTTATTATTCTCAATGGTGATTCCAATACCAAACAGTATGCTGTTCAGCCTAAATCTGTCGTTTCCATTATTCATAGTTACGGCATATATATGAATAAACGTTGTGTTATTAAAAACATCTTCTGTTCTGAACACTTTAGAATCATTGGTGTAAGTGTTTGTCTCTTCATCTGTTTCTATAACAAATTCACTCGGATAAGAATCGCCAAACTCTAGAGTTATACCTTTTATATCCAAAGGGTCAGCTGTGCTAAATTTGAATATGATACCTGGCTGAGTTGCACCGGTGCAAATTGACTCTGTTACAAGCCCCTGATTATACAAACTTCGTTTGCTTCCTTTGCGAGGCAAAAAGTACATTGAACCATCCACCTTTGAAAAGTCTTCCTCGAAAGTTGCATAGACTTTTTCAACCTTCTCATCTTGCCCTAGTGGGTAAATGGAATTTGAATAGTACGTGAATGGTCCACTTTCAACCCTAGCTGAAGCCTGAGCTTCCTGATTGATGAGACCTAGGCTAATCTTTATGTATGCTCTTTTTCTCATTGCAGCTTTCATAGCTGCCTTGTATTCTTTGCTTACATACTGCATATGCTTACCTACATTTCAATGAAATTGGTCTTAAAACCTTTGTACACTGGCTTACCGTTCTCGTATGTATATACTGGGGTTGTTCTGTCTCCTACATACATGGAGAGTGTTCCACGTTCACCTGTGTCTGCTATAAAATAAGTGACCTCTAAACTAAACTTCTTTTTGATTGCCTCTCTTATTACTGCATACTCATCAGGCCTTAAGAGATTCCACTGACATTCCAGCTTGTGGATATCCTCCCTGATGATAGTTGCAATCATTTTTCCATTTGCATTACGCTCGGAATCAGATAAGTCATAGTCGCTTTGGTCCATTTTTGATGGTTCAGGGAGGGAGACACCCTGAATCACCAAAATATTTGATATTTTCGCCATGTTATCCCTCCCTTATGTTCCAGCCGGATGCATACTGTACCCAGCTCTATTCTTGTATTTGTCCACCTGTGTGGCTATTGTCTTTCCGTCCATCTGAATATATGTAGTAACCTGTATAGGCTCACTACGTCCAGATTCCTCTAATACTCCCATGATATTAACTGAAAGTATTTCTCCAACTCGTGATGCTAGCTCGTTAATCCAGCCCGTGTTATTTTCAAGAGGAATAATGGCCTCACGACCTGCCTCGCCAGCAATCAATGGTGTAGCACCATCAACAATACCGCCTTTTGCAAGTCTAGGTAGCGAGATAGTTGAAAGCTCCGATATATTAAAGCCGAAGGTTTCTCCACCTATTTCTGGTACCCAGTCTGGGACATCAAAACTTAGGCTATTCATTGCTCTAATCATTGAATTTAGGCCATTTATAACACCGTTCGCCATGGACTCAATTCCACCTAAGATTGAGTTAATGACTCCCTTTATTACTGACCATATACTATTAAAAATAGTTGTGACAGTTGTCTTCATGCTAGTCCATACTGTAGTCCATATTGTCTTGATAGAATTAAGGGCTGTAGATATGCCTGTCTTAATTCCGGTCAAGATTGTACTGATTACAGTCTTTATAGCATTGAAGATTGTAGATACCAGGGATTTAATAGCATTTAGGATGGTTGAAAATACTGCTTTAATCGTCTGTAAGGCTACAGAGATTACACCGCCTATGGTATTCATAATCAGTCTGATGAATGAACTAATTGCATTGAATACGCCCTCAAAAATCTCCTTAATACCATTCCATGCCTTATTCCAATCTCCTGTGAATACACCCACAACAAAATCGATGATTCCTGATATAACCTCAATCAAGCTACCGATAATGTCCATGATGTTTCCAATCACATTTGATGCAGTCTCCCATATAGTTTGAATAATAGGCACTATTACTGGGATTATATTCTGGATAATCCAATCAACTAGAGGCTTAATAACACCCTCCCACAGTGCCTTTAAGGCGTCAGCCACAGAACCTGCAAACTCCAGCATCTTATCAAGTAATGGCGTTACGTGTTCCTCAAGTAATTCTGAAAGCTTAGCTGCTATTTCATCAAGAGCTGGCTTAATGTTTGTATTCCAAACATCTAGGAATATTCCCAGTGTATCGGATAAACCACCTGCTATTGAATCAAATAATGGACTAAAGTGCTCATCGTATACTGCAAGTGCCGTGTCAACAAAATCATCTACCACCTGCTTGATTGAGCCTGTGACAGTCTCCACTACCTCTAAGATTCCCTCAAGAGCTGTCTTAATGCCCTCTTGATTCTCTATGAATGGTCTGGTCAACACATCCATGATGTCAACCGCAAGCTTCTCTGTGAGCAAATCAAAGCCCATCAGAGCATCGGCAAAGATACCGATTATGTTTGCTGTAGCCTGTTGAGCAGCTTCTCCTCCAAACGCTGAAAAGATATTGGCCATTGCCTTATACCAATTTCCACTCATTACGTTCATTTCAGAATCAAGGTCAAACATCTGAACGATGTAGTCCTTGATTCTTGGGGTATTCTGCTCTAGATACTTTGAAACACCGCCAACCAAATTAGTGGCAATCGTTACTCCCATAGACGCAATAGCACCAGCTTTTTGCCCCATAGAATAAGTCCATGTGTTAAGCCAGCTATCAGCTGCGCCTAATACCTCTGGATCTGTCGCTATATCTAAAACGCTTCTTTTGATGCTACTTAAAGAATCCTGTAATGGTTTTAGACTTGTGTTACCCCAACCATCCCAAAATCCTTCAACTGCAAGCTCTTTGATTTCCTTAAGCTTATCTATGACTTTTTGGAGGGCTGGGTTTAATGCATTTTCAGTTTCCTCTGCTGCTGCAAACGCAGCGTCTGAGGTATCACTTAATCCTGCATCTAGTCCTGAATCACCACCGCCACTGCCTGATGAGTCGCTCTTCTGGAGAGTATTGACCTCATCAAATCCTGCTAAGCCGCTGTATGCTTCTTTAGTTTTCTTTGCAGCTGAACCAGCTGCTTTTGTTGCACCTGTCAGGTCATTAGCCGAATCTGCTGCACTGCTCACAGCATTGTTTACTCCTGCAAACGATGGAACAGCTGATTTCACACCCATAACAATTTCAGTGAACCGCTTGAATGCATCTGCAGCAACCTGTAGCTTTGAAATGACCATGTTTAGCACTCGGATTACAGGTGTAAATACATTTATCAAGCCCTGGCCAATTGATGCCTTAAGCGACTCAAATCTAAGTGCTAGGATACGTGTCTGATTAGCCCACGAATCTGATGTACGAGAAAAATCGCCCTGAGCATCAGCTGTTACAGATAGCAAGTAGTTGTATCTCAACAATGCCTGCTCTTGCTGGGTCATAGCATTATAGGACTTTTTAATGCCCTGTGTTAAAGCAAATTGTTCAAGATTTGCAACATTCAGGTTAATACCTAACTGCTTAAGAGGTTCAGTCTCGCCTGAGATTCCTGAACGAATTTTAGCAAAAGCTTCGTCCGTATCCAGGTTGTAGAATGATGCCATATCTCCAGCTAGACCTGCTAACCGAGTGGACATCTCCTCAAGCTGCGCTCCGGTTATGCCCATAGATTTGAGCATTGCGCCCATAGTAGATGTATATTTCTTGGCTGACAGTTCGGATAATCCAAATTGTTCAGCAGCATTCTTGGCAAAATCCTCTATTACCTGATCACATTCCCCAAACGTAACATCTACGACGTTTTGAACTTCTGCTAAATCAGACCCCAGGGTTATACACTGCTTACCAAAGCTTATTAAAGCCGCGACAGACAAACCAATGCCGATAGCTTTAGCTACACCCTTAAAGGCACTTTTCATTTTAGAGGTGGCTGTTTGAACAGATGTCATGGCTGATTTTGTTTCAGCTTTTACCTGCTTCATTGATTTTTGATATTCTTCAATTTCGGCTCTTATCATTACCTGAAGAGTCTCAAGTGTCATTCCTTCCGTTATTCTCACCTCCTTGCTTCATCCTCGCATTATGCCTACTAGCAAAGTCAGCGAACTGGGCTTTGTACAGCTCCATCTTAAAATTCATCTGCCCTTCTTCAGCTGGTGCTTCAAATAGGTCAGGATAATACTCATGGAGCTTTACCAGCTCCACGTCAGAATCTTTTTGACTCGCACTATACATATTCAAAAGCTGCATATTCTGATTCCATAAGATATTTATCAGGTCTTTCAAATCTGCCTTCTTTTGAGCCTCTTTAACCCTCTGTTTTCTTTCCTCGCTTTTGATGTAGTCATATATTTCTGCGATACTAAGCGACCAAAATAAATCGTGGCTGTACCCCATGTCTAAAAACATTGGGTACAGCCACTCGTATAGTTGGTCTGTTAGTGTGGTGAGTTGTGGATTATTTAAAGAATCTCCAGCCCTGTCTTCTGGGCTTTTGCCATCGTCTTGTCCATCGAGTTTGAGAAAAAACCCGAAGCTCTATATACCCCCATAAATACCTGAAGGTAGAACTCCAACTGACTATGACCCTCATCGATGTACTTCTGATAAAGTTCAAGTACTGCCTCTCTCTTAAGCCCATGGTGATACTTCTGGGCCGCTCTATGGACTACATCAATCATGACCTTGAGGGCTGGCATACTGCCACCATCACCTAACAAGTTCAAAAGGTTTGTCTTGAACTTCATTTCAAGCTCTTCAATCCCTGCTGCATCCAGCTTAAGGCGATAAGTCTCATCTCCTACCTGCCAAGTCTGAAAAGGAATCCTCTTAGGTGCGTTTTCCTCAGTCTCCTGATTCTCTGTGAGGTTTTCCTCTGTATTTACGTTTTTATCAAATAATCCCATTGTCCGTTCCTCCTAATATTATTTTTGCACCGGTGCAATTTAAGCTGGATCACCTACAGTGATGTCACTCTGAAGACTTGTCTTTAAAGTGAACTCAAGCACTCCATTAACACCGCCACCTGAAATCTTTGTTGATACCTGAGCATCAAACGTGAATGTAGTTCCGTCAGGGAACTCTTCCTTGAGAGTAATAACTTCCTTGCTATCCTCAAAGCCTCTCATTACTCTATAAGGACAGTTTGCTGAATCGTTGCGATACTTGAACTTGTACTCAAGGTCGCCAGCGTCTCCAATTCCCATTTCATACTGCTTGACACTGTCAGATAAACCAGTGTTTTCAACCTTCTCAGGCTCAACACCCATCTCAGGTACTTCCTTAAGATCAGGAAGCTCTGTAAAAGCCGAACCTGACGCCTGCTTGTAAGAGAGCTTAATTCCGTTTGCTAACATTTTTCTACCTCCTTAAATATTCCAATAGATTAGGTCATTGTCTAAATCAAGGATTCCCTTGTATCTCATGACTTTGTGTTTCCATCCAGAAGGGTCTCCATTTGCGTCCTGGCACATTATTCTCACAAGGCCTAGTGCAGCTATTGCATCATCCACCTTGCATGCTACCTCAGAAGTGCTCTCAGGATCCCATATATCAATGCGGTATTCTAGCATGGTTTTACTTTCCACGTTCCCTACTCGCTCATACACAGAGTTTTGTTCCTCTGCATACATGACTATAGTTTCATCCTTCACTTCCTCTTTTGGATAACCATCTCCTAAATGTTCGGTGATGTTTGCGTCCTCTAAGGCTTTGTATACCTCTGCCTTTACATTTCTCATTTGTTCGCTCCTTTTTTAATACCATCCCTTAAGGCTTTCGCCAAATTATTTTTTATTATGTCTTCATTCTGGGTGAGAGCTGGATACATGAATGGTTGTGCAGCTTGGCCAGTTGTGAAATACAGGGGTGTTCCTTCATCTGTCTCAATCTTTGGCCAGTGATACTTGTCGGCATCCTGCGGTGGAATTCCTTTACCAGGGAACCACCATCCCTTTTGCACATACGTAGGATGTACATTCGGAGATATTCCTGCATGGTTAGCAGCTCCTTTGGGACCAGTACCAAACTCAACATACGCTGCGTATTGGTTATTGGTATAACAGATACCGATAACTGCATCTCTTTCTGTGGTGACATCGGTTCGGATAGATTGCCTCAACTCTCCATGATTTGCAGGGCACAGAGTGACTGCTGCATTTCGCACCCTTCTGATTTCCCTTTTCATGGCAGCCTCTAAGACTGGTGTAAGGTCTGATATATTGTCTAACTTACGGTTAAGGTTCTTCTGTCCTTTGATATCACTCATTACCGCGCCTCCAATTCAATCTGAATAGGCATGAAGTCTGCATTTACTGATTTGACTATGTAGTCAGGTGTCTCACTAGCAGGCTCATTGACGCATATTCCATCACCCTCTTTGATGACTTCACTGCCTTCATAGTGCATGTGCTTAATGTAATTAACCTTCTCTCCATAGGCTTTAATATCCATCTCGCCAGAGGCTTGCCATATTATGGCTCTAATCTCTACCGCATCCTCATAGGATTCGTGAGAACCACCCTCTGCGTTCTTGGATACAATGCGCCTTCTAAGATTGTATGTCTTCATCTGATTTCTTTTCATATGCATGACCGCCAACCCTCGCAATCCTATTCATTTCAATAATTCTCTTCATATCAGCAGGTATCTCAACAAATGATGCTGATATACCGCCCTCACTTCTTGAGCTCTCACCTTCTGTTCCTAATCGGTTGTAAACTACAACTGCCCAATCTACCACTAGAGGCTCTAGAATCGAATTTAAGCGCGTTCTATTGCAAAGTGATAAAATCCTACCTTCTGCTCTTTCAAGGAGCAAATTGGCTAGCTGCTCGTCATCACAGCCTGTTAGTAATTTGAAAGTATCTAAGTTGCTCATATTTTTACTCCTGTGAAGCTACAATGATTCCTACTAATGTCTCCTTGGACATATTCATGAATCCAACAATGCCAGAATTCTTCGCAATCTTTCTGAGATCATTAATAGACTTCTCTTTCAGCTCTTCCTCGGTGAATTTGTCTTCTGGAGTCTGGATACCTTCGCCCTCTCCATCGTTTCCGTCTGGAGTCTGAGAGCCTTCGCCTTCTCCATCGTTTCCGTCTGGAGTCTGAGAGCCTTCGCCTTCTCCATCGTTTCCGTCTGGAGTCTGAGAGCCTTCGCCTTCTCCATCGTTTCCGTCTGGAGTCTG